AATGAAATTACCCGCCGTATTATATAGAGCCTGAGGCGGTATCTATATAACTAGCGACCAGGCTACAAGAATAATCAGCAACATTGTAAAACTGATATGTCAGGTTAAGCTTTAGTGTTTAGTCACTGGGCTATCATTATGTTCATTTTTTGTTTATTTAGTTTGGTTTTTTGACACTTGTTTATTATATTACCACATATTTAAATTAGTTATGGCAAAAGATAGATTTAGTAAATTCAAACCAGTCAACTGGAATAGTGATTGGAAAAAAACAGGTAACTTTGGTTCACAATATAATACATTGGAACGCAAAGACGCTTACGATGCTTATGCTGAAAATGCTAAGCTAAAACAACAAATAACAATCCAGAAACAACAAGCACAAGCACCTGCTAAACCTAAGAAAACAATTAGGACAACTGAACAAACAAATGTATTACAATGGATGTTTGATATAGGTAAAGAATATATGAGTGAATGGGAATGTAATTTTATGAATTCAATATTAGCAGTTCCTTATTGGGTTTCTCCTAAACAAAAATCAATTCTTAAAAACATTTATGACAAATATGACTTGAAAAAATTTACATCATAGTTATTACAAATGAATGAATATAATTTAACAGATGATGAAAAACGTGATATGATTAACATTGCTATCACTAAGCATTACCCCAAGATGCTAAAAGATGAAAGACAAATTACAAGCTACAATTATCATCTTTATTCAGATTTATTAAGTTTCTGTTTGGAACAGTTTTTAACTAAGAAAACATTAGACTACCAGTTTCAAGTATGTGTTATAGATGATGCAATATTGAATTTCATGGGCCGTAGCATGTCATTAAATCTCAGGTCAAGTACATCTCCATACTGGAGTCATATTCGCAAAGAATCATATAACTACAGAGGTATTTATTTAGCTGAAAGTGATAAAGACTATATTACAGGTAATTATGACACTATTCAGGAACAAGAAATGGATAGTCAGGATTGTGTTTTACAAGCATTAGAACAACTAGACTTTTATCACAAACCCTTGTTAACTGATTATTACCTAAATGGCTTAAATTACTCTCAGCTAAATAAAAAATATGGTATTTCACCTAATCATCTAAAAAAAGCAATAGATACGGGTATTTCAATTATCAAGCAACAATGTAAACAATTCATATGATTCATTTATTTATATTAACCGCGGTTTTATCATCAGTGATAACAATTGCCATCCCACACACTGTAGTGCTTATAAGAAAATATAAAACGCATAAACAACGTAAATTAACACGTTTGATACGTGCTGAAATAGAACAACAACTAAAACAAATTATAAATGATTGAGATTTTAGGATTAGCACTACTTGCTAACTTTATAGCGTGGCAATTTAGTCCACTACAAGAGCTAAAAAATAGACTTAAGTTATACAACTTACCTTGGTATTTCGGTAAACTATTCTTTTGTCATATATGCTTGGGTCTGTGGATTGGATGGATTGTAACAGGAAGTTTTTACCTAGGTTTGGTTATCTCATTCCTTGCACATATATTAAAATGGATATTTGACTTGATAGAAAAAACATATGACTAAAGTTTATTACATTTATGAGATTTGGGGTAAAAAAATAGGTTGCGCTGAAAACCTAGAACGCAGAATGCGTGAACAAAATGTTTTTGATGGAAGATATAATGTATTAGAAGTTCACACGGATATTATGTTAGCATCACAACGTGAAATAGAACTACAGAAACAATATGGTTATTCAGTAGATAAAATACCTTATTATGTTATGTGTAATAATATTATAAACTCCAGAGATAAAATTAATCAAAAAGCTAGAGTTGCTAAAGTAGATTGGAAAGCAGCTCAAGAAAAAAGACTTGCTAATACTGATTTTAAAACTAGAACTGCTAACACTGATTATAAAAAAAAAGTAGCAAATACTGATTACAAAGCTAGAGATGCTAAAATTGATTGGAAAGCAAGAACTGCTAAAATTGATTGGGAATCTAATGCAGAAAAACATAAAAAATCAATTAACCAATATAGTTTAGAAGGTACATTTATTAAAAACTGGGATTCTGCAGTTGATGCTGGGAAAGAATTAAACGTTCAAAGTAATGGTATAGGTATGTGTTGTAGAAATGTTATAAAAACTTCAGCAGGTTATATTTGGAAATTTGCAAATTAAAACATAGATATGAATAAAGAAGAAAAACGTGCTTATATGGCAGTTTATAATAAAACTCCTGAGGCAAGAGCAACACAAAAAGCATATTACCAAACATCAAATGGTAAGGCTGTTCATAGGAAAGGACAGAGAGACTACTATAGTAAAATTAAAGGTGTGTATGGTTGTTTTGATACTAACACAAATGAGTGTTTATATGTTGGTGGTAGTAAATCAGTTAATGGTAGGATAAACAATCACAGATATGCTACTAATAACTTAAATCAAGCTGCTAAACATCGTCCCTCACATTTAGCTTTATATACATCATTAGCACAACATCAATCCAGAGACTGGAGAGTAATTGAGGAATGTGAAGAGGAAATGATTAAAACATTAGAAAAACATTATATTAGTCAATTAAATCCAATTTATAATATTCACAAATGATTAATTTTAATCCACAGTTAAGTCAGGCAGATGCTCAATGGATTATTGAGGAAGTAGTACCTAAAGCAACTTACAGGATAGATCATAAAACATTAGGATGGTGGAGAGATGCCCATAATAAAGCATTCACAGAACAAGTAGGTATACCAGGTTGTAGCTGTGAGTATCTCGCAACAATGCGTGTTTGGCAAGGACGTATTAACCAGTATGATCCTCAAATTAGAGCAATTGCTTACCCTCCAATTATTGAGGTAAAACCAACACGTGGAAGGAAGAAAAAATAATGGGTATACCATATTATAGTAGCTCAATGTTTATCACTTATTTAGATGGTGATAAAGCTTGGGACTTGATTGAAAAAAAAGTAATGGGACAGGATGTTGATATGGATGACTTATATCCTGAACACTTCATTACTGAGGTAACATCAGCACGTAATGAGGAAAATATAAAACCATTATTACTTCCAGATGAACAATACCATATGTTTGGAGCCGAATGTGATAATTATGCTATTACCTCATATGGTCGTATTTTTAACGCAAACTTAGCAACTCAAAGTAAAGTATATTTTTATCAAGAGGATATAAAGGTGTGTATTAGGTTAACTAAACTTAAATTTGCGCCCGAGTTTGCGAAACACGGATGGTCGTTTGATATTGACACTATTAAACGCCGATACGATGAAAATAAATGGAGATACCTATACAAAGGATATAAATACAATTGATGAAAACAGAAGTAATATTTAATGGGCGTTACATATCATACAAGTATCGTATGTATGTATATACATCACACATAAGGAACACATAAGATGGCTGGAAAAAAATTAACAAAAAACGAAACAGACTCTCGTATAGCAAAATGTTATGAGATGAGATATAATAGTGACAATAAATTAGGATTCAAAGAATGGATACAATATTGTCACAAAACATATAATGACAAGAGTGAAATACAATACTCAGCATATTGGGCTTCATCAACAGCATTATATCAGGAACAATGGCGTGAAAAATTATCTAAGCAATTAGACCCTGCTGTAAACACATTAATTGAATTATTAGCAGATGATTCACCCCAAATTAGACAACGTGCTGTAGACCAGATTATGAAGTATACAGGTAACGATATTCAACAAATTGAGGCAAAAATACAAGGTAATGTAGAACTAAGTTGGGGCAGTGAATTAAATGAGGATAGAGGAATTTAAAACAGGTAGTTACTTTAGAAAAATAACCTATGATGGTGATATAATGATTGAATGGGAAGATAATTGGGGTAATGGTGAACATTATAAACTAATAGAGGGTAAATGGAAAGCAATTAAACCATACACACCACAAATAATCATTCAACGTAAACGTAAACATAATAGCTGGGATAAATGAACGTTAAATTATTTAGTCCTCATAAGGGGCAGAAAGCAATTATAGACGGCTTCGCTGATAGCGAACATAAGTTTGGTATAGTGGCTACAGGCCGTCAGTTCGGTAAATCATTATTAGCACAAAACCTAATGCTGTATTGGTTATTGAAAACACCTAATCAAAAAGGTAGCTGGATAGCACCTGTGTATAATCAATGTAAAAAAATATTTGATGAACTAACTAATGCGGCACATACAATCATTACTAAACAAAATAAAGCAGACCTTACAATCACATTTATTAACGGGTCTACTCTACAATTTTTATCCACTGATAATTTTAATACTATACGCGGTTTTAGTTTTAATTATGTAGTAATAGATGAGGCAGCGTTCGTAAAACAAGATGCTATTGAGCAAGCAGTATTACCTACGCTAACTGCAATTGGTAAGAAATGCCTAATCATATCTACACCTAAATCTAAGAACTGGTTCTATGAGTATTTTTTACGTGGTAACACGTCTAATAGTGTCTATATATCATTTAAAGGCATCTCACGTGACAATCCATACGTTGATAAAGACTTCATTATAGAACAACATAAGTCATTACCACGTGAGATTTACTATCAAGAATATCTTGCTGAATTTACAGATGCAGGTAATGATGTATTTACAAATCTTGATTTAGTATGTATGTTAGATGAATGGGGAATACCAAACAGAAGTGAACGTTATTTTATCGGAGTTGATACTGGAATCTCTAACGATTTCACAGTTTGTTCTATCCAAAGCGAATCCGGAAGAATCGAAAAAATTCTTAGAACTAATGGACGCACATTTGAAGAAATTGGAAAGGATATCATACTTGAGTGTAATAGATGGAATATCGTGGGAGGATTTTGCGAAACAAATGGGATTGGATTAGCAATGTATGAGTTATTAAAACCACGTATTAGAAAACTAGTTGGATTTACTACTACTCAAGACAGTAAAACTAAAGGTGTACGTAAATTAATTTATGATATACAGGAGGGTAAAGTAGAATTACCATCTAAAGCCTTAATGCCTGAAGTATTTAATGAAATGAGTGCTTAGACGTTCAAGTATGCTGCTAATGGTAATATATCATTTACACACCCAAATGGAATGCACGATGATATAGTTGATGCTATTATGTTGTCTAATCTATCCAGAAACGAACACGCATTCACTAAAAATAAATTATATATAGGTAACTCAAATAAAACACAAAAACAAGACTATGGGATTCGAATTTAAATCAGACCAACCAGACAATAAAATGGTTGACAGCGTAACAAGATTATCAGTTAATAATCAATTAGTAGGCGAGCACGCTATGGCTACATTAGTAGAAGAGGACTTAACACAAGCAGTATTTGCTGAAGGTGAGGAAGAACAACTAGCAATTCAATTTATTGAGGAAACTGGTTTATATACTAAGTTCCTATTGTATTGTGGAATACAAGAACAATTAAAAAACCTTAAGTTAAGCGTGGCTACGCCAAACGAATAACTTATATTTATTGGTGTTGGGTTTTAGTTCTGCCATTTTATTTCCCAACGCAGTTTGTTATTGATGTATAATAGGGGGGTGTAGCAGTATTTGCTCTTCTTTCATAAAATAATTCCCCCCTACATCATTCTTTTATCTTTCTTGCAAGTAAATTTGGATACCCAAGAGGCATTTCGTATATTCACGGCATAATAAAAAATAAAAATGGAAAACAAAACATTCAAATCGACCCCGTTCACACCAGAACAACAACAATGGATTGCTGAACAAGAAGCAATTATGCGTCAAGAAAATTTAACATCAGCTATTGAAGAGTTAACAAATGAAGTTACTGAATTTAGAGCTGCTATTAACAATTTAAATAATATGTTATTTGCTTTAGTAAATACATTAGACAAAAAATAAAGAAAAATGCGAAGGGGGTTGGAATCCCAACCCCTCTTTCGTATATTAACGGTATAATAAGAAACAAAAAAAAAATAAGGCAATGTATAAAACACAATTAGTTACGACCAAAGGAGATTCAATTAGAACATTAATCTCCTCATCACGCCCATCTACTAGATTTGGTAGCGAGGGATGCGAAATCACTTACACAGACAACGACACCAGTTTTACAATTATGGGTTCGTGGAATGTTATCATTGAGAAAGTTGATGATAAACAATTAGTAGAAAAACTGTAATACGCTCATATCACAGCAATTGAACCTCAGCAATGAGGTTTTTTTGTCTAATTTAAGTTCAAAAACGTTCAACCCACATATTTATTAACGATGGAAATAACAACCAATATTCCCGACTACTTTACAGTCAAACATTATAAGCAGTTTAGCGTCCTAAAGTCATTAGATGATATGGAGCAAAAACTACACGTTATACAAGTATTAACAGGCGAGTCAATGGAGACAGTGCTAAAATGGCCTGTTCCGTTTATTATACAACTATATGCGAAATTAAACGAACTAATAGGTGGTGTAGAACCAGAATTTTATCCTGTAATTGAATGGGAAGGTAAACAATATGGTTATCGTCCAATGCATAAAATGTTGTTGGATGAATATATTGACTTAGATATGTTGGTTAAAGATACTGACAGAAACATAAATGATATATTAGCTATATTATATCGTCCAATTACTAAAAATAAACTACCAAACGGTAATTTTACATTAAAAAATACTGTTAAAGTATTACAAGGACAAATTGATAACGGATTTAATTATTATGAAATAGAAAAATATGATAATACTATTCGAGAAGAACGATCCCCACAATACGATAGTTTTCCAGCTTCGATGGCGTTAGGCGCTTTGGGTTTTTTTTTAGACAGCAAGCTCTCACTCTTAAAAAGTACAGCGTTTTATTTCCCACAATGGGAGTCAGTGATGAACGAAGTGAAGAACAAAAGCTCGAAGATCAAAAGAGCATTAGCTCGCACTACGGTTGGTTATATATCCTCCACCAACTTGCTCAAAGTCCCGTCTTACAACTCACAGGCGATAAATGTATAACAGATTTAAACACAATATTTGCCTTTGATTATTTATCAATGATATCAGAAATAACATTAGAACAAAATGAACGAATTAGAAAACAACAACGAAGCTGATTTAATGCCAGCTAAAAAATCAGGAACTAAAGGATATATTTTATCACCTTTAGAGGCATCAATCCAATCACGTAGAAATAACTTAAATTTTCCTGCTTTACAAGCAATGTTTGAATTAAAGGAAGATGAATTACAATCAATTTTAGATAAATTACCTCCAATCGAGGACTGTAACTGTTAATTATGGCTGATTTTCCTACCTATAGCTACATCGTTGAGCAGTTTAGAACTGCCTGTGCTGAACATTTAGCAATAAATGAATTTGGTGAAGGTAGTATCGACCGATTAGACAGTTTATCTCAAAACGTTAAATACCCATTAGCATTTTTACGTCCAATCCAATCAAATGGAATTAGATTAAATCCAAATGGTGTATCAGGTGCTCGCTCACTTAATTTTGAGTTTTATATGATGGATGTTCCTCAATTAACTGATGTTGATGTATTACAATTACAATCTCAAACTGAAATTTATTTGTATGACATTATTGCTTACTTTAACTTAGGTTCAGACCAACAATTAGAATTTATTACATTAAACAGTATTTCTCCATTATATGAGGCATTCAATGATAGAGTAGCTGGATGGGTATCTAATATAACAGTTAACACTCAGGCAACATTAGACTTCTGTAACTTTCCTAAATTACCATAATGGCTGATTCACCTCTACAACAAGCAATACAACAAGTAGGCAATCAAATAGTTGCTGAAATGAGAGCTACATTACAACGTAATGGAAATGATAATACAGGTCAGTTATCAAACTCAATTGTCGCTACTGTGGAAGGAACTGAATTAATTATATCAATGGATGAGTATGGTAAGTGGGTAAATGATGGAGCAGAACGTGGATCAGGTAGAAAACCACCTATTAGAGCTATTGAACGATGGATAGCTAAAAATGGTATTACACCTAAACAAGGTATATCACGTAAACAATTACCTTTTGTCATTCAAATGTCTATTGGTAAACGTGGACAAACAAGAAGAAAAGCATTCCCATTCATTGAACCATCAATACAAACAATATTATCAAAAGATTTAGACGGTATATTTGGTAAAGCCATAGATACCTTATCAAAACAATATTTTAAGAAATGAGTATTTTAATAACACAAGCAGCAGCCCAATTAAACTTAGCAAGCAGTGATATGCTATGGGAGGTTACCTCCTCATTCACTGGCTCAGCCCAATACCAGTATATATCAG